ATGAACTCAAAAGGTCAAGAGCGTTATGGTATGGATGGAACTCCACTTACGATTCAAGGATTAGTACAAGAAGTTGCATCGGGTAATCCGAAACTTCTTAAACAGAGTAACTCTAATTCTGGATCTGGTTTACGACCCGGACAAGGTAATTTTGCTGGTGCACCACAAGACAGTGTCCCAGACTATAGCAAAGATCCTGCTGCTTTTAATCAGTGGGCTCAACGCAATGGTCTAGGAAGAAACATTGGATTGAAAGGTACAACTGTATCAGCAACTCAGTCAACTTCAAGTCAAAGAATACTCTGATTGCCAACTTAACTTAAAGGATATTATATGGCTTATGTACTCGGCGGTGATTCTGGTGAAGGCTTCGGCTTCACATTCGCAATTGCAAACTTCGCACTTCGTGCTATGCACGAATCAAATGGTCTAGTTAACTTGACTAATGTTGTTACACCTACACAGGGTAATCAATTTTTAGTTCCTAACTTTGCACCAATTACATATCAAGACTTCAACCCTGCTGCTAGCCCTGCTACTGCACCTTGGGGAACTGGTAACGCAACGGTTCAAAACCCTGCATTAACTCAAACAACTATCACTGCTAGTCCTGCTGTTGCAACGACTGCTTTCGATATTTTCTTGGGATGGACAACTAGTTTCCAACTAGCAGCAACTCTTGGTGCTGAATTAGGTGACTCGTTTGCTGAAAAAGTTGACCAGCGTGTTGCTGCTGCTTTTGCTGCATTCAAAGCAACTGTAGGTAACACATTCTACGCAACAAGTGCAGACGGCTTTGATCGTATCTTGCAACTTGGCGCTGTTGAATTGCTACCAGCTGGTGCTGCAATGACTGGTGCTACTGCTGGTTTCACTAGCAACTTAGTAACCGAAGCAATTCGTTTAATCAAGCAACAGTTCAAAATCGCTCGTATGCCTGGTAGCCCAGTCATCGTGATTGACAGTAATGGTAATGATGGCGTTGTAGGTTCTACATTGAATCGTTTGCTATCAGAACTAACTGGTGGTGCTGTTTCTCAATCTGGTGGTGCAAACCTTTCAGCATTGGGTAACGAACTATTGTCAAGCGGTAAGATAGAAAATATTTATGGGTGTATGGTTATGAGTAGCACCTTCTTAGCAGGCGCAACTCGCTCTGTTGCTGGTGCAAGCGAATCTGTACTTGTTGGTGGTTACTTCGGTGACTCAGCATTGTTCACAGTTATGAAGCAAGGCCTTGAGATCAAAATGGGAACTGTCCCAGGTGGTCTACAGAATTGGTTGACTGGCGTTGGATACTTCGGATCTGGTGTTGGCGATCTTCGTCGTGGTGGCGCAATTAACATCGTTCAAGGTTAATCTTAAACAGTTCAGGATAAAATAATATGTCAGTACCCTATCAAAGAATATCAAATGCAACAGCGCAAGACATTGCCTTTTACGATCCGGCAGCGGAGCGTAGAGCGGCTGCATTGAGTATAGATTGGGAACCTTACTTTAAAGTCGCTTCACAAGAGTGGCTTTACAAGTTAGAATTTGGATGGTGGAACAAATATTGTGACACTGTTCTAGGTGCTTACTATTATTCCAATCTTCCAAATGGCGCTCTTATCTCTAGTTTTAATCCAGGTCAGCTTATGAAAAATGATCAGACACTAATTAGACTAGATACATTCGGCGCTATTCTAGTGTTCTATGAATCTCTCGTAACAGAGGTTTCAAACATGAATGATGTAGACAAGATGAACTACGATTTTGCAAAAGATCGCTGTGACCGCGAGTGGATTAAGGCATTAGAGTTGATGAACTTCTATGACTTATACAAGAATTCACCTAACGGACCTGCTACAAAACTAGAAGAAAATTGGACTGCTGATGTTGATTACTTCAACGGCGATCGGAGATTTTTCTAATGTATACTGCACAACGCAACGATCCTTATATCACTGGCGCTGAAGTCTATAAGATGGTAAAGACATATATCCCTAAGTCTTGGGATGTACCGGTCTTTAGCAATACAGACTTTGCCAATGATACTGATGTCGTTCGTTATGGCATTTACATTAGTGACATAGTAACAACTAGTCGTGTGCCCAATAAACTTGGACTCACTACTGGAAGTAACATATACAATGCATCTGATGAATTTTACATTGCTTACATTAGTTTCCAACAGGATCCTAACATAGGTAGAGTAAGAGACATAATTAACAACTTAGTGACTGACAATTATCCTGGTACCGATGTACCGTTTATGAATGGTTACTTTCAGCGTAATTATGCAGAGGTATTGAACTATGGCACTCAGCGTCAACGCTATACCTGGACATTTAACTTAACACGATTAGAATTTCAATAACCATTATACAAGGAGCAATCAACAATGGCACGCATTACTACTAACACAACTGGTACACAACCAGTTATCGTATTATCTACCGCTACTTCTGGTGGTAATTTAACTATCCCGTTCATTCAGGATATCACAATTACTAACAGCACTGGTGTGTATGCATATACAACATTCTCTGATATTGACACACGCAAGTTGTCAACACCAGCAGACAATGAAATCAGCACCAACATCGTTATTGATGACGAGGCTTATTTCGGCAACAGCGCAGCAACTGCCGCTACCGCAGCATTCTTGGGTATTTCCGCAATCAGTGTTAACAAAGTAGCGGTTACTTTCGAAATCTACTGGGCTGGACAAACTGCAGGCGCAACTGATCGTGTAACAACTGGTACAGGATTCATTACGAATCTAGCACCAACTACAAGCCCAGAAGCACCAGTTTGGGTCACACCATTGACTATCGCAGTTGATGGAACAATGACTTCTACTGCTAACGGTTAATCTACTCAGGGATGGGAAGATATAATAGGGAGATTCGTCTCCCTATTTTTACATGTGAAAGAAACTAATGAACAATGACAACAAATCAAATATCTGGATTAAAAGTTCAGAACAAAAACTAGCAGCATTACTTGCTGATGAGGCTAAAGGTGCAGCGATACTCAATGAAGTATCAAACACAGTCAGACAGCTTAAAGCAAAAAGTTCGTTTCGTATCGCACTGATCAACCAAATGATTGAAGATAACGAATCTAAGAACGACTAAATACAATGTGAAAACAAATTAACTTTTAAGGAAAAACAAATGAAACTATCACAACTAACAGCAAAACCCGTACTGATCCAAATCGTCTTAGATGATGAGACAACAATCGCAGAGTACGGCGAATCAGTAGACTTCTGGACATGGGACCGTCAACCAATGGATGTGTTCATGAAACTAGCAAGCGCAACACAAGACAACACAAGTGGTATCATTGAAATCGTTAAGACTTTAGTCCTTGATGAAAAAGGTGTAGAGATTCTTAAAGATGAAAACATGTTACCAACAAGCATTTTAATGAAGGCAATCAGTAAAGTTACTGAGATGCTGGGAAAGTAACGGGCAGCACATTAGACATTAAATCACCCCATATGGCAATGATACTCACAATTGACACACTAGCAACACGCTATGGTATGTTACCGAGTGAAGCATTACTACGTGGGTCTACATTTGATTTATATGTTATGGATGCTGCCGTAAGTTATCATAACTATCAGCAGAAGAAGGCTTCTAACAATGGTGTAGAAGCAGCGCCCGAATTGTCTACTGAAGAAATGCTAGAAATAATGAAGAAAGCAAGGAGCAAATAATGGCTGATCTACGAATGAATTTGAAGATTCAAAACAAAATAACATCTAGTATTGCATCAATACAAAAGAAGTTAAATGCTCTCCCACAAGAAGCATTCAAAGAGTTTGTGAAGAACACACCCATTCGTAGTGGTAACGCTCGCCGCAATACTAAGTTGCAAGGTGATGAGATTCAGGCTAATTATGCTTATGCAGAAAAACTTAATGAAGGATATAGTCAACAATCACCCGATGGTATGACTAGTCCAACTGAAGCATTTCTTAAAAGACGATTAAAACAGATATTGAAGGGTAAATAACATGGCAGATTTAAGTTACACAGTTGCTATTGAAGCGACAGGCGCACAAGCAACACTAGCAAAACTAAACAAACAAGTTGATGGTGTAAGTGCCGCGTTTGGTTCATTAAAGACTGCACTAGCAGGTATTGCATTCGGTGCAATGATTGCTAACGCCAATAGATTTGCTGATTCAATTGCTGACTTAAGCGATGCTACTGAAATTTCAATACAAAACATTCTGGGCTTTACAGCAGCAGTTGCAGCCAATGGCGGTACTATTGAAGGTGCTCAAAAGGGTATAGCAAAATTAGTTTCTAGTATTGATGATGCAGCCAATGCAGCAGGATCTGGTCGCGAAGCATTTAGTGATGTTGGTATCGGTCTAGATGATCTTAGAACCAAAACATCTAGTGAGATATTTGATCAGGCAATCAAAGGCTTAGCCGGCATAACTGATGTTGCAACAAGAGCAAGAATTGCTACTCAATTGTTAGGTAAAGAAGCAAAACTTATCAATTTCAAAAATGTTTCTAGTGATTTCAACAGCGCCAGCGCAAGTTCAGTAAAGTATGCAAGTGCTATCAAAGCAGGTGCTGATGCACAACAAGCACTTGAAACTAACATGAAGAATTTGACTGTTGCATTGCTACAAGTTATTGAACCATTGAACAAGTTAGTTGGGTCTATCAATGTTAGTTCCGAAGCATTCGCAAGCATCATCAAAGTGATTGGTTATGTAGCCGGTGCATATCTGATCTTTGGTAAAGGTCTTGCAGTAGTTAAAGGAACAATGGATATACTGTTGCCAGCATTACGAGCAGCAGGTGGGGCGTTTGCTTTCTTAGGTGCACAAGCATTATTGATGGCAGGCAACTTTGGACAAATCTTTACCAACTTAGCCAAGATGGTTGGTGCATTGTTTGGTGCTGGTACTGCATCAGTATCATTAGCAGCCGCACTTGCAGCAGCACTGCGTTTAGCATTACGATTCGCAGGTGTTGTAGGTATTGTTATGGCAGTGGTTGAAGCAGTTAATTTCTTAATCAGAGCAATTACCGGAGTTGATATACTTGATAAAACTATCAAGAAGTTCGGTGAATTGTATGATGCTGCTAAGAAATATTTTGGTCTTGGACAAGAAGGTCCACAAGGTCGTAGTTATTCTGCTGATGATGCAAAAAGAATGCAAGAAGACCTGGACAAACGAAATACTGAAATCAAGCGTGGTCAAGAAGCCATGGCAAAGTTCAGAGGTGAAGTTGCCAAGGCTAATTTAGAATCAAAATTGGCATTGCAAATTCAAGGTGCAAGTTTAAGTAACATAGGTTTTAGAATAGGTTTCGAGAAAAGTATAGTTGGTCTTACCGAAGATCAAAAAGAACTACAAACTCAAATTTATGATATTGAAATGCAGCGTATTGATTTGCAAGATGATTACGCAAGAGCAATTAAGAAACTTCAACAAGAGCAGTCAAACACTAAGGATGAAGAACAGAACAAGTTATTGGGTGCAAGAATCGCTATCATCCAAGCAGAAGCCCGTGAATCAAGCGAGTTGTATGGTCGTCACAAAGAAGGCATTACTGATCAAATAAGATTGTTACAAAGTGCCAGAACTATTGAAACTGCTCGTTTGCAAGACCAACAGAACATGGTCAAAGCAATTGAAGATCAAATCTCTCGTCAACAACAATTGGGTGATCTAATGCAATCAGCCAGTGATAAGGCAGTTGATGTTAAATTTGCTGGTACGCAAGCAGGTAAGAGTCCGATGCAACAACAAATGGCACAGATTCAAGAAGATGCTCGTAAAGCAGCATTAGAAGCTGGTCGTGCATTTGCTGCTGGTTTTG